TATTAAAATAAACAAACTAACTCACTAACAAACTCACTAACAAACTAACAAACTAACAAACTCAAACAATAATGGGTGGAAATATGTCAACTCAAAAGACCAACTTCTTCAACCAAGCACAAAAGTTCTATAGCGATAAACCACTCGCTTATTGTGTTGATCTGTGGCAAAAGGGTGAGAATGACTCAATGATTTACAACGAAACAGAAGTTCCAAAGGGTGTTCTACCCCACGGACACGATCATGGTGGAAAGCCGGTATTTCAGAAGTCTGTTCAAGATGAATGGGGTGTTGTTCAAGTAAAGGATCCAATTGATGGAGGAACCCTTGTTAACCGGACAGTAGGTTCTCATGCTGTTATGGCATTTATGCCAGCTGGATTCCGTGATGCTCCAACACCGAACAAGATCAATCCATTTCGGGAAGAGATCGGAAACCCCCAAGGATCTGATCCTCAAAAGTGTGCTTCCAGTCTATGTCATGTCGTGACAACACCTGTAGATATTTGCCGATACAATATCATTTCATGTGATCGGGAAGATATTGATCTAATCCGGGAAATGGATCGTGTTGGACGCCAGGCTTGCCTGACACTCCGAGATGGTCCAGATGATATGGTTGGATCGCTTCGGTGGCATCTCAAACAAGATGGAACTATTACACTTAAGGATGGAAGTGTTGTAAATACCAAGATGATTTCAAGTGATTTTGTAGATTCGACTGTGTTTGATACAGTACAAGCAGAAGGAACCGCCACAATTAATCATCTATTTGAAGAATCTCTTGAAACTTCATTCCATGTTGGTGAATCTGCATCAGTTGGATATCTACACAGCCACACACGCCCGACATGCTTTGATCTAACATCAAGGGAAAACATGGATCAAATGGCATCAGAACATGGGTATGTCAAGGAAACATCTATGAGTGAATGTATTGAATATCTTGAATCAAGTGATCTCCAAGATCTTAAGGATTCCATTAACAAGTCTGACTCAGATGATGATGAAATTCAATCAAGTGTATCTGAACTTCGGGTCACTGAAAGTGATGAAGATGATTGTCATTCTCTAACTCGCCAAGCTTCTAGTCGGTAAATGTAAAAAAATAGAAAATGTGTAAAAATAGAAAATGTGTAAAAATAGAAAATAGAAAATTAATATTTTTTTTATAATATCTTTTTTATAATATCCAAGGAACTTGATATTTCATAAAATTATCTGTTGATAAATTTTTTTTAATTCGATCAATTGTTTTAGGAGAATCAATAATTATGGGTTTAATATCGGGTGTTTTAAATTTAATATTGTTAATTTTCAAATCTTTGGGTTTATTTATACATTGCAAAAATAACATAAAAACCATATTTATTATATTTTAATTATTATTTTAATATTTCAGAATTTAATTTTAAATATTATTATTACTTTGAAAAATTTGAATTTAATAAATATAATATTTAGTAAAGTAATAATAATATTTAAAAATGGGTAAACGATCCAGAAACTTTAAACTAAATAACAACAAAAAGAAGAAGGAAAAACCTGAAATTAAAAAAGTAAATTGGAGAATTATTGGGTGGATTGGAAATGAAATTCCAGTTGTTGGTAGCGAATCATTAGCAATGAATGAATTTAGAGAAAATGATATGTCTCCAATTATTACAAACAGCTATAAATATTTTAATTATTCAATTTGTGCAATAGACAAATTTCCAATTTATAAAGAAAATAATATTTCAATATGGGGGGAAGAAACATCTAGACAATTAATTAATGTCTTACCACAAAGAAAAAAAACAACTATTTAAAATTAAAAGTATAATAATATTTAATAAAATATGAAATTAGAATTTATCTCAACTAATACATATTATAGACATGTTCTTGAAAACATATATAAGATAGCGAAAGATAAAATAAATAGTTTTTATTATCTAGAAGAAATTAATTTAAGATCCTTTAATTATAGATCTAGATTCTTAGATGATAAAAATAAAATATTAATACCAGGAGAAATTGATATAATAATTGAATATAATGGTGAAAATATTCATATTAAACATTATATTGTAAAAGATCAAGATAATAATAGTCAAAAACTATTATTAGTAAGTGATTGTTGTGGTGGTCCTAAAGGTGAAGTAATTTTTTATAAATTAGAATTAATTCATGAAAATGAAGAAGTATTAACAAAATTTGTAGATGATTCAAGAGAAATTGTTAGAGAAAGAATGAAAAAAAATAAACAAAAATCAAAAGATACAATTAGAATATATTATTTTAAAGATTATTGGTATTTATTTTCTAAAATACCAAAAAGACCAATTGATACATTATATTTAAAAGAAAATCAAATGGAACTAATAATTAAAAATATAGATGATTTTTTTTCCGAAGAAGAGAGAAATGATTATATTTCATTTGGTATGCCATATAAAAATGTCACCTTTTTATATGGTGTTCCTGGATCGGGAAAAACATCAACAATAAATACAATCGCATCACATTTTGGATGTGATGTATATATGTTACCATTATCATCAGATATGGATGATTCACATTTAGTAGAAGCATTTAGTAATGTTAATTCAGAATGTTCTGATAGAGGAACAGAGGATAATAGAAAAGTTATAGTAATAGAAGATATAGATTGTATTTTTAATGATAGAAAAAACGGCGATTCATTAAAAAATGGAATAACTCTACAAGGTTTATTGAATTGTATGGATGGATTTACTTGTATTGAAGGGGCTTTAATATTTATTACAGCAAATAATGCTGAAACATTAGATAATGCTGTTATACGATCTTGTCGGGTTGATCATAAATTAGAATTAGGATATGCTGATAAATATCAAACAGAAAAAATGTTTAATAGATTTTTACCAAATCAACAAAATAATTTTTTAAAATTTTATAATAGTATTAAAAATACTAAATATACAACAGCTATGCTTCAAGAATTATTATTTTTTAATAGAAAACATGAAAACATTTTGTCTAAAATTGATGATTTTAAAATAATAGTTGAAAAAAATAATCCCGCAAAACTATCAAATGAAAAAGAAAATATTACTGGTCATTATATGTAATTTAAAATAATACTAATAATAATGTTTTATAATTTATATCAAATATGGCAAGTTTATAGAATAATACTTCATTTACATGGGTTTTATGTAGCATATTCATTTTTATGTTGGTCTCTTTCATCAAGTTATTATTATTGTAGTTTTATGATATCTTTATTTTATATAATAGATCCAAATGAAATAAAACAATTAGAAGATAAAAAAATATTAGATAAGATTGATTAATTGGTAAATTTATTGATTTATTCTTGAATAAGAAGTAAATAAATTTAAGAAATTCACATAATAATCTAAAGCACCTTTAATACAATTTGCTTTATTATTATCATATTTTAATAATATTTTATTTGTATCATATAAAATATATAGTGAAAATAAAATAATAATAGTTATTGATAAATTTTTTTCGTAATTATCATTATTTTCTTCATTTGAAAATATATTCATTATCATAATTGTTGAAATAATTAATAAAAATACGAATAAAACTATTGCTAACCACGATAAATCTATATTATAATATGATATAATAATACCAAAAATAAAAATAATCATAAAATTTATTATAGTTGATATTAAACTATTCTTAATTATATCTTTATCATTAATATCTGAAAACATAATAGATAAAAATATCCCAATTATAATACTATATGAAATAAATAGTAATTGCTTAATCATGAATGATTCTGTATAATTCATCATAGTTACAATAAAAATAACAATAATGAAAAACAAAACGATATTTTTAATTGGATTTTTTTCGTAATATTTATTAATATCTAATTTATTCGCAATATTTACAGTAAAATATGTAATTAATATTTGAAATAATAGAGTTAAAAATATACATTGAAATAATTTACTTTTTTTACTAATTAATTTCCCAAAATTTGTCATTATATATATATTTATATTTATTTTAAAAATCCAGTTAAATTTAAATCAGCAACATCCCCGATTCCTGGACCAGGTTGTCTTCCATTAAATGGTTGTTTTTTAACTTCAAATGAATTATCGTTATTTATGATTAATACTTGTATTTGTCTATATTTATTATCACCACACATATCATGTTTACCAAATGCCCTAGACATACCAACATCTATTCTCCATAATCTATTACCATATAATGAATTTAGATATCTATCATGCATATATTGTGGTGTATGAGCAATAACCATACCCTTAATTGGCATTAATTTTTTATTTCGTTTATTTAATATATTTAATAAATGATTAAATCCTTCTTCAGTATTCTCTCCTTCATTATTTTCTTCTGCGAATAATCTACACCAAAAAGGCGATAGATCATCATCCTGTCTAAATATTTCATCAAATAATTCTTCTTCATTTTCATTAGTTTTATTAAGTAACCATTTTTGAACTAATTCATTAATTTCTTGAATAGTTAATTTTTGAGATAAAGAATGACTAAAACCACCGTGAACAAATAACCAACTACCGACAATAACAACACTTTTTTTATGAGTTGCATAATATGTTGCTATAGATCCACCTCTTTCAAATGCCTTTGCCCTATGGTAATACCCCAAAGGCAAACCATCTTTCGTTTTTTTTGATACCCTATCTTTAATTGGAACAAACTCTAAAAATTCTTGAGGTGATACATATCTAAAATCTCTATCAACATTCATTAATTCATGGTTACCAACTAAAGTAATTACTCTACCACCAAATTGTTTGGCTTTATCATCTAATAACTTAAATAATTTAATAATAAGCATATTATTACCTTCATCTTCCTCAACATCATCTAAATTTTCAATACAATCTTTATCCCAATTATCAGGCCTACATCTATCAATCTGATCACCAGTCTGAACTATCCATGTAGATCCACCAATCCATTCTACTTTATTAATATCAAAATTATATGGATGTATATCTTTATCAATAACTCCAGCTAGTTTTAACGAAATTAATGTAACTTTTAAATCACCATGAACATCACCAATAGCTACTAATCTATTCTGTGGTGGATATATTCCATGTTTATCATAAATAGGCATTTTTTTATTAAGTTCTTCTAAAATTTCCTTTTGACCTTTATATTGATTTTGTTTTAATTCATGATTAATCTGAGCTTGTTTCTTCTCGTCTGTTGTTGTTGGTTGTGACATACGTCTATCTCTGATATGTTTAACATCCGACGAAGGAATATTATCTCTTTTAGTTACAGTACTATTTGCCGAAGACATCCTTCTCTGTCTATTTGACCTATTTATATTAACACTCTTAACATCCGAATTATTTTCTTTCTTTTTCATTTTATTTATAAAAAAATTTTTAACTAAATCTATAGCATTATCCCTAGATAAACTATTATTATGTGGTATATTATATTTTTTTATAATTTTCATTAAATTTTCATTTGATAATTTGTCTATATCTTCTAAATTCATATTAATTTATATTTTATAATTTATATATAAATTAAACATAAAATATTTTTAAATATATATTAATATATATATATATATTATGTATGATAAAAAAACAATAGTATGTTTATTTATTTTATGTTTATTATTAATTATATTAGTAAATATAGTTTATAAATGTATATATAATAAAGAAAAATACGAAAATGCTAGTGGAACAAATGCTAGTGGAACAAATGCCAGTGGAACAAATTGGTTATCTGATGATGAAATATTGGAATTAACTGATGAGTGTAATTGGAGTTGTGGTAGAATAAGAACAGACGCATCAACCAATGGTAAAGCAGAATGTTATCCTGAAAAAAATGGCGAATTCTCAACTTATCAAGAATGCATAAAGACTGGATGTGAATCACATATAAATAATTGTGTATTAAATAGTGCAACTGAATGGGTCCCTAATTGTAATGGAATAAATGATGAAGATAATTGTAATAATAGTTACTATTTTGAAAATAGTATGAATATAAATAATATTAATGTTAATTCGCAGAGATGTAGATGGATACCATCGGATGATAATAGTGATATAGGTATTTGTATAGAATCCAATAATGGAACAGATATGTTATATAATAAATGTAATTTACCACAATGTGAAAAAAATTTGCGGGTATTGGATGACACTATTGATTTAGATATTACCAATACGAGTTGCTCAAATGATTTTGTTAATGAAGAATTTAAAGAAGAAGGTAATAAATGTGGAGAAATAATATTAAATGAAGGAGAAGATAATGAAGAAATTATAAAATATTCAGGAATAAATAAAGATTCATATTTAGTTAATTGTAATAGTAATGGTGGGGAACATGAAAATATAAATTTAAGTGATGGACAATTAATTCAAAAAACTCTTAATAATGATGATAATATATGTAAATCGGATATAAATGAAAAAACTATAAATGAACATATGTGTCAACCCATTGATTGTGAGGTTGGACTATCAATTACAGAAGAATGTTCGGAAATAACTGCTGATAGATGTGAGAGTTTTGGTGAAAAATTTAGTATTGGTAGTACCCAAATTGGTATTTACCATAAGAATAGAATATTTGAAGAAGGAGAAGGTGGAGAAAGAGAATATAAAACAGAATGGGATACAATGGAAAATAATTATATTGTTCCGTGTAGGCTTGCTAGAAATAATGATACATTAAATCAGTGTATGGGAGCAACACCTGATGAAAATGGATTAATACCTATATGCCAAATACCAGATAAATGTAAAAATAAAGATTGTGGTCAGAATGGGATGGGTGGAATTGATGGAGAGGGAATTGGTGGTCGTCGTGGATATTGTGATAATGAAACAGGTGAATGTATTTGTGATATATCTAATGGATATTCTGGAGATAATTGCGAAATTTCTTTAGGAAGACCAGAATCTAGATGTATTCCGGAAGGAGGTATATGTTCTGTATATGATAATATGGGGCCAACTAGAGGTAGATGGTGGGACGCAACAAATGGATGGGGATGTTGTAAAAGTGGAGATATATCAACAGATAATATGGGTGATACAATAATATATGGTAAAAATGTAACAATCAATTTTGAATCATATGAACAAGGGATTAGTTGGAATCAGGGAGCTGGAAGACCAGGTAGAACATTTAGAACAGAAGCTTTTTGGGAACAAATATATTCTGAAGGTGATCAACCAACATGTGGTGGTGTTTTAGTTACAGGATTAAGTTCACCTGATAGAAGTAATGATGATGTAGGGACTTGTGAAACAGGGTGGGATTTAAGGAAATGTATAACTATAAATGACCGAGAGAAAGCAGAAGCATATTTATCTAAATTTTGTTTAGAAGAAAAATCACTTAAAAGTCTTAAACCTATACACCAAACAGCAATTATTGCTATACCACAAGAAACTATTGATCCATTAGTCGATGGAAATGGAAATGGAAATAAAGATGATTTATGTGAGCCGGGTGGGAGTTGTTGGGACATATATAGTGATTTTGCTCAATTTAGAAGTGAAAAAGGGGGAGACTTTGTTGGTTGGGGAGATATGATTGGTTTTAATAAAATAGATAGTGAGGGGCAACCGATAATACCAAAAGAAGCATTATTTTGCAAACATGTATCTGGACCGAATCAACAAGTTAGAAGATGTGAAAAATGTAGTAATATGAGTGTTAGAGATACACCATATGCTAGCACAGCCAGAGGATTTGCTGCTCAAAAAGAAATGTTAAATTGGTCAATAGATCAATGTTCAGCAGATTTTCCAAGGGAGAGACAATCATTATGGCCCGATCCAGGTTTAGGGAGAACAGCATATGATTCTTTAGAATTATGTGTTAAGAATGGTGATCCAATATCTAGATGTTCTGTAACACCTGGTGGAAATGGTAGTTCTCTTGGATCTGTAAATGTTGGTGCTTGTCAAGCAGCTAAGGGGAATAATAGTAATAAAGGTATAAATATTGTAGAACAGGGACCAATTAAAACCTACGATACGGGTTGTCGTTCAAGATAAAATTTACTTAAAAACATAAATACACTATTATATAGTAATAAAATAAAATAATAATGACAAACTTAGTTTGGCAAAATATAAATAATAATGATTTTAATGTATTTATTAGAGATTTAGGTGAAAATTTAAATACTAATGTTAAACACATAATTGAAGATTCAATTAAAGATGATAATATTAAAATTGAACAATGTATTCATAAAAAACAAAAAAATAAAAAAATAATTAAAAAGGCAGATAAAATTAGAATTGATCAAGATAAAAAAAGAATAATTAAATTAGAAGAAGAAGATGAGAATAAAATTAAATATTACATGAAAAATTTAATTATTAAGGATATATATAATAATTTAAAAAATATTAAAAGTGAAAATGGGATTATAAATTATAAATGTCAATTATTAGAAAAATTATGGAATAATAATAAATTACGCAAAAAAAATATGGAAAATATAATGGGATTATATTTTGAATTAATTGATATTGAGACATTAAATATTAAAAATAAACAAATAATTGAAAAAATATCTAAAAAATTAAATGAATATGATTTAAAATTGTATATATTAAAATCAATGGGTCATATGTTACCACCATTAAATATATGGAAAAAAAAAGAACATCGTTTAGAAGATTGGCAATTAAAAACATTCAAACATATTAAAAATGGTAAATCTGTTTTAGTTAGAGCACCAACATCTTCTGGAAAGTCTTTTATTGGTATGGGCGCGGCCGTAATCCATAATGTTATCGCATATATTTGTCCAGCGGATCCAGTTGTATATCAAGTTGGGGCTCATTTTATTAAAATGGGTTATAAAGTTCATTATTTAGTGGATAATTTAGAATATAATTCCTTCTCAGATAAAACTAATATTTTTTTAGGAACACCTAAATTATTTGAAAAGATGTTATATAAAATGAATATTACTTTTGATTATGCAGTATTTGATGAGATTCATGGATTAAATAAAGATGATGATGGTAATATATACGAGAATCTAATTAAATTGGTTAATTGTCCATTCATTGCTTTATCAGCAACAATTAAAAATATTGATAAATTATTCAATATTTTTAAAAGTATTAATCCAGATAAAAATATTGAATTAGTTGAATATAAAAATAGATTTATTAATCAACAAAGGTGGGTATGGAAAAATAATAAATTAGTAGAATTACATCCACTATCGTGTATTAATATAGAAGATATTAATAATAATAAATTATTAGAATATAATTTACCATTTTCTCCTAAAGATTTAGCTGTATTATGGGAGAATATTGAAGAAGAATTTGATGATGAAGATGACGAATTAATTGATAAAATAAGTAAAATGTCTCCAGATAGTTATTTCTCGGAAATTAATAATAGTAAAATATTAACATTGGATCAATCAAAAGAATATGAAATATTTCTAAAAGAAAAGCTAATATCATTAAATGATAAATATTCAAATAATGTAAATAATATTTTAAAAAATTTTAAAATTGAATATAAACCAGAAAATAATAATAATAGTATAATTGATTTTATTAAGACAGTTAAAGATAAAAAAATGTTTCCAATGTTAATATTTAATACAGAATTAACTAATTGTATTGATTTATTTAATACAATTCATATTAAATTAATTGAATCAGAAAAATATAATTATCCATATCATTATGATATTTTAAATAAAAAAAATGATTTATATAAAAAATATATAGAAAAATTAGATATATTTAAATCAAAAATTAAAATTAATAAATCAAGTAAAGATCCAATTGCAGATATTGAAAGTAAAACTGAACAATTTAATGAAACAGAAAAATTTACATATATACTGGCTGTTCAAGAATATTATGAACAATTATTAGATAAATTAATTAAACAAGATGGTGATAATAATAATAAAAAACCATATGATAATTTAAGAAGAGAATATGATTCATTTATAATAAATCCCGATTTTTGTTCACAGAATGTATTTAAAAAACACCCTGATTATTGTTTTACTCATAAAGAACCAATGAGTGATCAAACTATTAGAGGTATTAGAAGAAATATTCAGAATACACTTGGTATTAAGTTAGAATATGAACACCCATTACTTCAATTACTAAAAAGAGGTATTGGTATTTATATTGAGGGTATGCCTAATGAATATAATTGGATAGTTCAAAAATTATTATCAAATAAAGAGATTGGTATAGTTATATCTGATAGAACACTTTGTTTAGGTATTGATTGTCCAGTATTAACATCATGTATTGCTGGTATGAATGACAGTGTATTTACAAAAGACGATTATTTGCAAATGAGTGGTCGTGCTGGTAGAAGAGGTCATGATACAAAAGGTAATATTATATTTTATAACATCAACTATAATGAAATAATGAGAGGAGAATTACCTGAAATACATGGTTCAAGAACAAATATAAATAATAATTACAATATTTTAAGTTTATTGAATAATAAATACAATACAAATTCATTATATTCAAATATGATTAACAATAATAGAAATGTCATAGATTCAAGTAACAATCAACAAATACTAGAACCATTTAATAAACTATTGTGGGTTTTAAGAGAAGAAAATAATGCTATATTTTTTATTAATAAAATAACTAAAATTGAAAGAGAATTATTTTTAGAAAATAATGTTCATATAAAACAAATTTATATATTAAATATATTCAAAAATGATCTATTTGAAGATAAATCTGAAATAATTGAAATATATAAAAATAATAAAATAGATAAAAATAAATTGGAAAATGTAGTAATATTAAAAAAATATATTCAAAATATAATGTTAGTTTATAATTATCTACAAAAGAAAAAATATATGATTTTATGCGATGAATTAAAAAAAATATTTTTTAAGTTAAAACAGATTATTGTTAATTATAGTGGTATTAATTATTTTATTAATTATTAAGTTATTTTTTAGAACAGTTATTACATATACAGAAACCATTTTTTGCTGTATAAGAATCGCAACAATTTAAACAATAACTAATATGTTCAATTGAACCATCTGGCATTGTAATTGAACAATTTTCACCCCGACATTTACCACCTATATGACAATGAAAGAATTTATCACACCCACCACAACTAATTTGCAATTCATTTGATCCAAGGTCAAATTTTTGTAAACAAAAACCACAAGGGATTATTTCTTTAATAAATTTTTCATGAAATTCTTTCCTTTGATTTGATGCGATTGAATGTTCTTCTTTATGATTATTTTGATGGTCATAATTTTCCCTATTAGATTTATTTTCTCTAAGAGGGACAATTTTGTTTATTTTATATTTTTGTCTTTTATTTTTCTTTTTGTATTTTCCAAAACACATTATTTGTTTTTTGATTTATTAATAAATTAAGTATTAATTAATCAAATTAATTAACGATTACGTCCAAATAAAAATATACATTATATTATAATATGAAATTAAAAAGAGTTGGATCTAGAGCGGAAGTATGGCACGGTAATGCGACGATGACATCTGGTGGTTTAAAGAAGAACGATTTAATGAAAAATAAAAATGGTAGAATTGTTTCAGCGAAAAAACACAGAACTGCTAAAAAAGAAAAACGTTTAGTTAAAGCTGGATACAAAACAGAAAAAGGTAAATTTGGTGCTAAAAAAACCGTCAAAAAAGGTGGAGTCGGTGCTTCAATTGACGTTGGTGTAGCTGCTGCTAAACTTGGTAAAAATAGTGGTGTTAGAGTTGGAACAAAAAAACATAATATTCAAGCCAATTTGGGTCTTGATGGTGTAAATGTAAATGCTTTAAATTTAGCATCAGCATCTTTAGATAGAAAAGGATTAAAAGGGAGTGTTGGAGATGATAGATTTTTTAAAGCAGATGGATCTTTAACTAAGGAAGGATTAAAAGCTTCAATTGGAAATAAAAAAATTTTCAACGCAGATGGATCTTTAACTAAAGCGGGATTAAAAGCTTCAGTTGGTAATAAAAAATTATTAAAAGGAGATGCTTCTGTTGGTTTAAGTGGTGTTGAAGTTGGTGCTGATCATTTAATGGGGAGAACTGGAGTTAAATTAGGTAAAAAAAGCAAAAGTAAAAAGAAAGGAAGCAAAAAACGCGGAGTAAGTGTTGGTCCCTTATCAGCCCGTATCACGGGTGGTAGGAAAAGAAAAACTACTAAAAAAAGGTGATCGTAGAAAAGCATCTAAAAAATCCGGCGAACGTTTAGCATATGATTAAATAAAAATGGGGGTAATTTTTATTTAATAAAAAATGAAAATTAATATATATACCATAATATAAATGGATAAAGAAATTGGTAGTTCTGTTAATTCGCTATTAAAGACCGATAAATGTTCACCTTTAGTAGTATATATGGTTTTTGCTATAATTGCTGGTGTAACATTATATAATAATTATAATATTTCACAGAGATTCAAAAATAATAAGGTTAATAATATTTTAACTATGCATATGTGGTATGAAATATCATTTATTGTTATATTAGGTGTATTACTTTACGGATTATGTACATATAATCATGAAAATTTAGCTTGGATTATATTATTTGCACCATTAATAATATACATTATCAAAATATCATATGTTTTCAGTAGTGTTTCCACTATTATGAAAAATGTTCCTGATGATAATGCGGTTCCAGTTAAACAGACTAATAATGAACAAGAAACATCTATCCCAAATTTAACCTCGCAGATGAATGAACCACCCTTAAATCCAAGTCAAGCATATGAGCAAAAACAATCGGGTATGAATCCACCATTATCTGCTAACAACATTCCAAGTGGATTTAATTTTTAATTTAATTATTTAAGAATAATAATCGTTAATATAATATTATTAATATGAGTATTTTATCTTTTGATATTGGTATAAAGAATTTAGCTTTTTGCCAACTCAGTGAAAATAAAGAAATAGAAGATTGGGGTATAATTAATATATCTTGTGATTGTATCTGTGAACATAATAATACTAAAGGGAATTTATGTGATAAATCAGCAACATATATAACTACATGGTTTGATAAACAAGTAAAATTATGTACCGGTCATTCAAAATTAAAACAATATATACCACCTGAAAAGAAAAAATTAAAAAAAATTAAAACACAGAATTCAATATTAAATGTAGGGAAAAATATGGTTGAAAAATTAAAAGAATATCCAGATTTTTTAAAATGTAAAGAAGTTATTGTTGAAAATCAACCATCGTTAAAAAATCCAACAATGAAATCAATACAAATGTTAGTTTATAGTTATTTTTTAGTTAATGGTGTATGTGATATTAATTCAAATATAAGTAATTTAGAAATGATTAATGCTCGTAATAAATTAAAGGTTTATACTGGTAGTCCTATTGAATGTAAATATAAAGAATCATATAAAAGGAATAAATTTTTAGCAGTAAAATATTGTGAAATTATGATTAAAGATGAAAAAGAACATTTTATAGATTTATATAATAAATCTAAAAAGAAAGATGACTTGTCTGATAGTTATTTACAAGGTATTTATTATATAAATCTATAATTCTTAATATAATATATATATAATATATATATATGAAAAAAAATAAAATTGAATTCTTAACAAATGCTGGTTCGGTAAGAGGAGCCGGGTCCAGAAATAGACGGAGAAAAAAGAATGAATCGGGGAAGAATACAAATGGTGTTAATTGTGATAATTTTAAAAAACTAGACCATTGTTTTGATACAGATGATAGAGTTAAATGTGAATCTTCTTATATGGGTGGTTATAGTGATATACAATTTGCATGTAAATGGAATACTAGTAGTTCAATAAGTTCTAGATGTGAACCCAATATGTCTGAAAAATGTAATACTGGCACTGGTTCAAATACTGGTTCGGGTAGTCGTAGAGGTTCTGGTTCTGGTTCGGGTAGTCGTAGAGGTTCTGGTTCTGGTTCTGGTTCTGGCTCTGGTTCTGGTAGCACTGGTTCTGGATCTGGTTCTGGTTCTGGTAATGGTGGTAATGGTGGTAATGGGGGTGAAAAGGGAACAAGCTATCTTAAATGGTTCTTATGGATTATGTTTATAGGCATACTTATAGGATTAGGATATGTTATGTATATTAGTAATAAAAATCCAGAGATTGATGCTAAAGTTAATGCTAAAGTTGATGCTAAAGTTGATATAAATAAAAAAGTCAATATTGTTGATAATCCTCCCAAAATTGGTGGAAAAAGATTAAAAAATAAAGTGCGTTAGAAATCTTATAAATATAAATATTTAAGAGTAATTATATAAATATAAATAAATGAGTTTTCATAATAGTTTATTATTTAAAAAATTAAAAGAATTTTACGTTGATGATAATTTAGAAAAGTATTTAGATTATATAAAATATAATAAAATATCTTTAAGAGTAATTGATTGGTTTGTAACTAATTATTCTAAAAAAAATGACATTATATATCATATTTATAAATCAATTGATAATGAATATTCAATAAATCCTGAAGATAATTATAATTATAACTCATTTAATGTTTATCATTCATATAAATCTCAATTAAA